GCGCCGGTGTTGGCCGATCGGACCATAGGCCCCGACGGCATCGCGCCGCCGAAGATCGTCACCTCCAACTGCCCGGTCAATTCCTCTTTGGATCGCTGCAAAGTCATCGCAGTCCAGGTCGTCAGCTCGGCCCCGCCGATCGTGATAACGACCGGCTTCATTGGGGCGCGATACCGATCACCAGCGGATCAAAGCGCCCGTTGGCGTCGACCTTGTTCTTCAGTTCCAAACCACGATGCTTCTTGGCGTCATTGTAAATCGCGTAAGCCGCCACCAGCGGGTGGATCCCGCCCATGAAGTCGACGACGACCAAACCTGGAAGCCGATACGCTAAATCGTTCATCATTTGCGAAAACTGCGTGGCGTACTTGCGCAGTTCCAGGAACAGGGCGTTGTCGCAAACGTTGTAAGCTGCCTGCGCCTCGTCATCGAGGACGGCCAGAACAGCGTCCATCGATGTCAGCGCCTCGTTGACGTAGCCGTAGGTCCGAGACATCGCCGCCTCTGCCATACCGATAGCCGCCAAGACACGATGGCGGCTTAGCACCGCCTCTTCGCTCTCCACAGCCGACCCAGCCGGGAGAATCGAAGAGGTGGTCGCGGCGTTAGCCAGCCGCTTCATGATCCGAAATTCGTTGTCGTAGTCGACCACATGCAGCGGGATGGTGTGGAACCCGTTAGTCAGCGCGCGATCGACATTGCTGGCCGATGCGGCCAGGCCATCGTCGTTAGCGACCTCCTCCATCCGCAGGACGTCGCGATGCTCGGATCCTGGCGCGTCGGGAGGCAGCACCTGTTTGGCAACTGTCGCAACCGTTCCAATCAATCGCTGCGCGGTATCGATGACATCCTTGCGCCAGGGCTGGCTGACATATTGGGGTCGATAATCGCGCCGAAAGCTCGCGCTCGAGGTCGCGTTGAGCGCCGTCGAAATGATCCCGAACAACAGCCCACCGATACCAGATCCAACGGGATTGGCTTCGACGAACTCCATTTCAGCGGTGGTGTGCCCGGCTTCGCCTTCGACCTTATCGCTGACTTTGCAGGATTTGCACGCCACCATGACGGTGCCGCGGGTCGGATGCACCAGCATCCCGGGGCCCGGCGACTGGCAGGCTTCGATCAGCGCCTGGCTGTCGCCGACGTGATCGTCTTCCTTAAAGTCCGCCGACAGACTGTAGGTGCGGATCCTGCGGCCGAGATCGGCGTAGGCAGTATCTTCACCAAATGGAAATTCGCCCTCCGCGCCGCGCCGGCCAACCTCGATAGAAGCTTCGGTGCAATAGAACATCACGCCTTTGAAACTGGCCTGAACGACATCCTGGCCGACGGCGCATACGGAACGGGACATATCAACTCAACGCCTGTTGACGGGATAATTGCCGCTCCAATTCGACTACGTAAGCCGTTGTCGCAACGCTCTCACATTCGATCGCTACCGCCAGCGCCGCGACCCGCTGAGCCGCCACGATCAGCCCGTTAGCAGCGTCTACCATCGCGACCTGGAGATCCTCGCGCGCCTGGGCCGCTTGCTTAGCCTTGTCCTCACTCATGTCTTACCCCGTTCCGGTAGCGGCGCCTCTATCGACCGGCTTACCGCCGCCCGTGACATTCAGCGGAATGCTGGTCGGCAGGTTGCTGGTGTCGATCTTGATCATCGGCAAGTTGGACGTATCGACCTGCATCAGCGGAGGTTCTTCAACTTGAATTTTGGTGTTCGCAGCCGCAGTATTAAAGGCGGCATCAAAATTAGGGACGACTTCGCTGCGCTCTTCCTGTCCAAGCGTCTTAGGCCGCGCTCCCGGCATCGGCACGCCTTCTTCGAAACCAGGCTGCCCGGCTTTGACGCCCTTGCCGAGATGGACCTTGTTCAACCCGTGAACAACGCCTTCTTCGACATCCTTGGCCACCGTCGTCGGCGTGGATACCGGTGGAGGTACAGGCGGTGCGTTCGGATCAGTCGGTTTTTGCGCAGCCGCTGCTTGCTCATCGAGAGTTTTCTTCTTCTCCCGCAGTTCATTCATCTCTTTTTCGTAAGCCTGGCGGTAGCCTTCGATCTTTTTCCGCTCGGCTGCCAGCCGATTTAGCTCGTCCTGTAAATTACCTCTGGTTCTCTTGTCTTTTGTGACATCCAACGTGCGTTGAGTTGACTCTTCATGCTTCTTAATTGCGGCAAGCGTTGAATCAGATTTAGCTAGCTGATCCTGTACACCCGCAATTTCTCGGCCTACTTGTTCCTGGGCTCTTTCGGTCGCGCTTCTCTGGTCGGACGCGCCAGTAGAAGCGCCCATCGCGTCGGTTTGGGGCTCACCACCGCCGCCAGGCATAAGCCAGTCGCCTAGCTTACCCCATATACCTTGCATGAATTCAGCTGCAGCTTGCAGCGTTGTGCTGCCTTCGATCAGCAGCCGGCCTCCTACCATTAACGGACTGGTGTTAAGCAACGCAGACAACCCGCGGCGCCCGGTGTCGGTTGCCAACTCAGCGGCGGCCGGGCCAGTTGGATCGGCTGCAGCCCTGTTCACTTTGTCCAGGTACCCAGCGACATCCAGTTTCTCGAACGCTTTCTGCCCGATCATGTCCTTAAGATCGGTCGCGCGAACCTTGATACTTTCCCACTGCGCTGCAGCCGACTTTCGCAGCATCGGATCGATCGGCTGCATCTGGCGACGTTTGCCGTATTCGACCGCCTTGGTCTGCTGGTCGTAGCCAACAATAAGATCGGTGACACCCTGGACCGCTGCCGCAGAGGCGCCGGACATTTTCTTGCCGATCCAGGCCTTGATCTCGACCGGCGTCGGCATTCCGGCTTCGGCGATCTCTTCGGCGCTGGCGCCCCCTTTGCCAGCTTCCGCCATACGATCCTTGGCTGCCTTGGTCTTCTTGATATCCTCGTTCATCTTCGGAACGAAGTTCTCGTTGAACCACTTGGCCGGATTTTCCAGCAATCCTTTCTCGTCGACCGGCGTTCCAGATCCGGCGTCGATCGTTTGTTTCTTGCCGCTGCGCTTGACGTCTTTCAGCAGCCCCATGCCGTACCACATCTCGTTGAGCTTCTTAACGTCAACGGTGCCGGTAGCAGATTGCATCGCGCGGAAGTTTTCGTTCGCACCCCGCATGCCGCGTGCGCCCACGTTGAGCAGCATCCGCGTCAGGCCTTCTTCACTCTGCGAATAAATAGCGGTCTTGTTGTTGGCATACGCAGTCTTAACCTGCTGCGAGGTGATGCCAGGATCAATGATCTGTGCGACTTGCGCCGCGTTCAATGCGCGTTGAGCGTCCGGACTCAATTCGCCGGTCTTCTTGTTAATCAAGTCCGGTGAAGCCAGGTTAAGGCCTTGTACGACTTGCCGCAGACCTTCCAGGTTTTCCTCGCGCGATTTATCCGGGTGCAAGGCGTACATTCGAGGAATGTAGCCTTCCTCCAATTGCTGCCGCAGCTTGATCGCCGCGCCCATTTGCCGGTCTTCGGCATTGGCCATCGCGGTAAAAGGATTTTTATCTCTTCTATCGATCTCAGCTGGAATATCGCCAAGCAACGAATAGGTGAACCGCTCGCTTTCGTCACGGGTCATCAGCTTGGTGCGGGGATCTTTTGCCCTGGCGTCTTCAGCGGCGGCTAGTTGCTTCTTCTGCGCATCGGTCGCCAGCAGCGAGCCCATCAGATTTGTCTTGTCGCGCTTGATGCCGGCTTCGGCAACAGCGTTGAGCGCCTCTGCGGCGGCACGGCCGGCAGCTTCCAGCAACGAGAACGAACTTAAGATGCCGCCGATCGGGCCCGGCAGTCCTTGGCCGAAACCGCGCGCAAAATCCCCGAGACCAGTTCTACCCCCGCCGCCCCCAGGCGCGCGACGAGCGCCGCTACCGCCGCCGGGCAATGGCGGTGGCTGTTCCGGAGGGAGCCCGCTTCCGCTGGCCCCGTAGCGGCGGCGGCGCTTGTTCGGATCGTAGCCCGCGTCATAAGCGTCTCGCGCGGCCTCGCGACGAACACGCTTGGCACTGTCACGCTTGTACCCAGCGCGTTCAACAGCCTGTTGAGTGGCGCTTAGTTCCTTATGCCGCTTGATATTCGCGGCAACAGCACGGGCTTCTTCGCGTTCTTGCGTACGCGCCTGCCGAGTAGCTGCAGCAGTTATCTTGGTCTTTTCAGCCGCGGCTCTTTTTTGGTCTCGTTGTACTTTCTCGGCGGCTTTGGCTGCTTCCTTGACAGCCTTGGTGCCGTCCTTAGCCTCTTTTGCGACACCGCCCTTGTCTTTGCCTGCTTTGTTGAACCCGGCGGCGGTCTTCTTGAGCGCGGCCAGCGCCTCGTTGATCCTGTTAATAGTCGCCGTTGATTGGTCGACGACCTTGAGTGTTGCAGTTTCAGTGAAACTGGTACCTCGGGCCATTTAAGAAGGCTTGCCGCCGGCAAGAATTGTTCTGGTGCGCATTTCTTGCCTATGAACTTTGTGAAACTTGGTAATTCTAAAGCTCAACAGCGCGATAGGCAGAGGGCGAATGTCGCCAGCCGAAGCCGAGAAATAGCGATATTCCTCGACTACCTCCGCTACTCGGTTGGCGACCCGAGAAAACGCGGCAGGATATCTCGCGCGATCGCGATGCCATCGGTGACAGCGATCTGAGTCACCGCCCACGAAGGCAGTGCTGTCAACGTCGTACCGAGCGGCTTGGCCACTGTTTCGATCAGCTTGGCCGCTTGGCTCATGGAATCATCTGCGGCCATTACGTCTTCGATATCGCCGTAGGTTTTAGCGTGGAACTCCAATTCCCTGATCGGCTCTTTGTCTTTCCCAACGGGAATAGGCGTCCCCAATTCGTAAACGATTGCCTGGTCGATGCCGTTGCCGTCGCGCACAATTTTACCCTGCTTACCTTCATCGTGATCCAGCTGCGCCGCGATCTTATGCGTGTCCTGGATCGGCATCTGCAGGATGTCGGTCATCGACACCGGCATAACTGTGCCATTGACGTAATACGAAACCTGCTTGGCCATCCGCACTCGACGCATTCGTGCGTCGAAAGCTTTCGGCTCCGTCATCCCTCTCGCCTCGGCAATCGTGTCGACGAACGCCTGAAACGTCAGTGGACGTATCACAGCGCCGTCGATCACGGCATCGCCAAGCTGGAACTTGATCGGAATCTTTTCCAGCTTGACCCCATTGAGTTCGGCCATATTGGCCCCCTTACGCTGCTACGGCGAACGTCGGCTGGATTTGGGTAGTGACCCCCTCCAACGTGCCGTTCGGCAGCATCTCGTCGATTTCCTTGAACGACATCGTCATCTCGGCTTCGTGTGTGTTCGATGGCGTGTCGCCAGTGCCGGTGCCTTTAACGGCGCTATAAACTAGGCCGTTAAAATATTCGACCTGAATCGAGACGTCACTACAGCCCTGGTACATCGCCAGCGGGATCCGAAGATCCCGGATGACGTTGATCACCAACTGCATGTTAGTCGGCGCCCGCGTCACATAGCCCTGCGGCAGCTCCGAGTTGTTGAACGCGCACAGCCGCCACGTCGGAAGTTCTTCCGTGGCAAGCTTGTGTGCGATCGGGCCATAGACTGCTTCGGTATCGCAGTCCTTGAAGGTTATGAGGATGTTCTTAACGCCGACCTGATTCTCGCATGTCATAAGACGGTCTCCTTTCTATAAGTCGGCGATCAGCAATTGCTGAGCATCGCAGGCTGCGCGTTGATGATGATGTTGGAGATGCGCACCGGCGGGCGGTACGTGAAGTTGATCCACAGCTTGCCGGGGATGCCCTGGCACTTCGGCGCGACATCGAAATCGGTCAGGAGCTGAATGTCCTTGTCGATGTTGTCGAACTCGCTGAAGAGAATGCCAACCTGCGACTTCGCCCAGGCACGGAACTGGCCCAGGATCATCTTCGGGTTGGTGCCGCGGATGCCCGCCGGAATGGTGGTGTTCTTGGTGAACAGCCCCAATCCAATCACCTGATTGAGCGCAACGGCTGCCTGATCGGCAGTCGCGGCAGCCAGCCGGCGTGACGACACGTTCCACCAGGTCGCGTTCAGACGACCATTTTCGTCGTAACGGTTGTTGGTGATGTCGTTGTCGATCACCGGTGCCGTCAGCGAACCCGTGCCACCATTGAGTGGCGTGGTGGTGACGAAGCCGCTCTTGCGCAGGATCTCCATCTCTTCGAACGTGAAGCAAGAGAAGCAGCTCTCCGGGATGCGCAGGCAGGACAGAACACCGAAGTTCGGGCCTTGGACGTTCATCTCGGGATTGTCGATGGTCGAGCAGCAGGACAATGCGGCGTAAGCCGCTACCTTCATCCAGCCGAGTGACGGGTCATCGCAACAATGCGCGAGGCGAGAGACCTCGGCCGAGTTGGTGTCCTGCGCCAGGATCTCACCGAAGGTGCCGGAATTGTACGTGTAGCCATGCCCGAAACACTGTGGTTTTGAACAGTCCCAGGCGCTCGCGATATAGGCGATCATCTGGTCCTGCCACAGCGGCTCGTCATAAAGCATCCCGATACAGCAATAGCAGCACTCGCCGAGAATGGCGGAATGGTTGAGCACTGGCGTGGCACCGTTCACACCAACCACGGTTTGCGCGATCGTGATCTCGAACGGCGTGCCAGAACCGTTATTCTCCGGCAGATATTCGCGACGCTGATGCCAGTTCGGAATGATCTTCAGGCAATTGCCGACGGTGCCGGCGTTCTTCGCCGTCAAGGTGACGACGTTGCCATCGCCCGCTCCGGCGGTACCTACGGTGACCTCGTAAGGCAGACCGATCTCGTTCTGCAGCGCCATGGCGACTGCGGCCGCGACATCATCGTCCTTCATACCGGTCGTGATGCGGGTCGAGGTATTCCAGCGACCATCGCCAATGAACAGGTCGATGCGCCCGTCATCGGTGATATTCTCTTCGAAGGTGATGGTATACACCGCCTTGACGGTGGCGCCGACGTCGGCGTCCTTCCAGGGCAGCGCATAGAACTCCATGGCGTGGTTCGGGCAGCACCCGAACGCGGTCTTGAGACCCTCAGAAATCACACTACCCTCGCCAAAGAGCAGATCAATGCCCTTGAGCGCGGGGATCTGGATCAGACCACCGGATTGCGCAGTGCCACTGTCGAGCATCTGGCCCTCAATCAGGATCCGACACTTCGACTTGTAGGCATTCAGGCTGGAGTCGAAGCAAATGCGAATTGCACCGCTTCGGAGACTGTCGATAGCCATGGAAAAGCTCCTTTCGTGAGCGGTGGAATTAAACTTGCGGCTTCGGTGCGCCGGTGCCCGGCGCGGGCTGCCCGGAGGGCTGATGCCCTGTCTGAGCGGTGGTTACGGGGGAGACCGGCTTCGGTTTCGGCGCCGGCGCGGCAGCCTTGGCGTCAGAGCCGCCTTGCTGTTCGAGATCCTTCCAGATGTCGACCCCGCGGCGGATGTAGGGAATGTCAGACACCCCAATGAACTTGTCCGACGGAATCATCTTGCCTTCGTAGGGATAGGCAACGCCTGGCTTCGCCTTCACATAAATCATCGCCATGGTAGTTCTCCTTGTCGATTTCGGGGATTGCATTCTCACGGACACGGACGGCATAGCTCGTCTTCTATCTGCTCGCAGGGGTCGGGAACGCACGCTTCTGGCTCGCAAAGACGAAAGCCGATATCGACCAGCATGTCGGCGTAGCGTTGTTCGTTGTAACACCACTGAAAAGTAGCCAGGAACGTGAAGGTCAATCTGGCTGCGAGCGGATCCGCTTCGACATGCATGCCGCGATAGGCAACGCGCTCGCCGTTCGGACCGACCCAGTCGATGAAGCCTGCGATCAGGCGATCGCGGATGATCTCATAAGGGTAGTAATTCCAGTACGGCGTCTCGGCGCCCTTGGACTTGATCCGCGTCGGCTTCATCCAGAAATCGACCACGAACGTGTCGGTGATGGTGAACTCCGAACTGGAGTTGCGGGTCAGCTGCTCGCCGACGCTGCGAATGAATGCCACCAGTACCAGCGGCAACGTTGGGACGAATTCCCGATTCATATCGATGTCACTGACAGCCACGCAGCGCGCGGTGCCGTCGTCAGGGTCATTTTTCAGGTAGGCGTAAAACCATTCGCTGATGGCAGCCGCCACCGCGGGAAGAAATCGTTCTTCCCTGGGCGGCGTGCGCGCATCCATCTGCTATCCCCGGCTCCACATAACCCAACGGCCAAGCCGGCTGGACGCGAGGCCCATTTTCAACGCGTCGTCGCTCATCTTGCGTCGACCTTTCATGCGCCTGGTTCCTTCGCGTAGATAAACCGAATAGGGCATGCCGGTGCCGATCGTCATTTCGTCATTAGAAACTTCAGTCTTGATCGAACCGAGCAAATTGCCGGTACGGCGCATTGGCCACTCGCCGGCTTTCGATCCCGGCGTGAAATCCCAGGGGTTGTTGACGTCGCCCGGCCACGGCCGGCTCGCGCCCGATCGAAAAGCCTGTTCAGACGCTTTAGCTACGCTTTCCAGCCAACTATGAATCGTCGCGGCGTCCTTTTTCGCGTGGAACGGACCCCATGGCGTGAATTCTACTCTGATCATGCTCAGATCTCGCCTTGATCAGCAGACAAAATATTAACCGGCGGCGTGACGTGTTCAGAACGCTCAACCAGATGACAGTGCAACGTGATCCAGTGATCGCGATCATAGAATCCAAGCACCTTATACCAGCGCGGCAACGACTTGCGACGCTCCTCGAACAACCAGGCGGCGCTGGTGAAATCGACGCCGACCGCGGCCTTGATCGTAATCAGGTGCGTAACGCGTTCGGCCAATTCCTTCACCGCGTAGCCATAGGGTGAGATGAAACTTGGCAGATGCGGTTGTGCGTAGATGATGGCCCAGCAAGTCGCGATCGGTTTGCGTATCAGCTGCATCACGCTGTCTTTGTCGACGACGTCTTTCATCGTGCAGAGCGATATCCGATGGTTGAAATCGGATATATGTGGATCGATATCGGGCATTAGATCGCACTCGTATCGTAAGATCTCCAGGTCTCGAGTGCGCCCGACACCATGGCGATGTTGTTCGAACCTGACACGCCGCCAATCTTGGTCGAATTGTCTTTCCTGTTGCGCTGGGTGAGCAACTCGTCGCCGGGATGCTCAACGATCCAAGCCAAAAACTGAAGACAACCGAGCACAACACCTGCAGGGACATCCGCTGGTGATTTGAAGCCGGCGTTGTAGGCGGCTTGCATGCCGCCATTGACGGCGTGGCTTGAACAGGGGTCGCAGCAGTTCGACAGGTCGATCAGCCCGGTCACGATCGGCACCTTGATGGTACGCGTGCCTGGGGGCACCATGAAGGTGCGGTTGTGCGTCGGATAGGGACTGCCGTAGAGGTTCACGAAGCCGTCGGCGACCGGATACTGCAGTTGGAACATGTAGGTCATCTTGCCCGGCTTCGGGTAGCGCGGACCCTGAATCGGCTCGATGATGGTGCGCTGACCGGACAACAACATGCCGGTGTACATCTCAGCCGCTTCCAGTGAGGCCATTCGATAGAGGTGCAGCTGCTCGTCGGTGACCCCAGGCACGTCATCGGTCTTGGTGTGTTGACGGATGACATCAAGCGACAGCCGGGCCGACCAGTCGAACGTACCGATCGGGCTGTTCATTCCGTTCGGCGGACCGCCGTGAGGCTCGGGCGCGTCCGAGAACCTCAGCATTTCGCGATCCCGATGTCGTAGCAAGACTTGTCGGAGAAGCAGATGCAGTTGCAGTCCAGCGCGCTCTGGATCACGGTCAAACGCCAGATCTCGCACTGCTGGGCTGCCGGTGACACCGTCACCGGGAAGTAGACGCTGAAATACTGCTGGTTGACCACCGCGGGCCCGATCGAAATGTGCGGCTGCGGGATCATGGGGCCAGGATCGATGCCGACTGCGATCATCACCTCGAAAATGAATGGCGCGTTCTTGCCGTCGGAGGCTGAGGCATAGAATCGCTCTTCGCCGAACCAGTTCGAGCTCGGCGTGTACGTGAACATGCCTTTGGGATCGAGGATGATCTTGCCGTGCTTGGGCGCGTAGAGGGGGAGGATCTTGAAGGTGAGGACGTCACCATCGGGGTCGCTGACGCGCGTCTTGAGATCTTCGGTCAGCGGAGCGTTCATATCGGTCTGGAATTTGGCCATCCCATCGACGGAGGTAATCGCTGGCGGCAGGTTGTTGCCGGCGATCGGGATGACGCAGGTGTCCAGCAACTCGATCTGGAACTGGGGCGCGCAGTGCAGGAAGCCGACCGGCATGGCCCAGGAATGGATCAGCGAGACCTTGGTGGTGGTGCCCGGCACCAGCGCCATCTTCTCGCAGCAGCAGACCTGACAGCCATTGTCTGATTTCGAGCCGTCGACGACAAAATGGTACATGTGTCAGCCTCCACTGCATTGCGGCAGAAAACCGGTATAAAACACCGGAAACATGCCCCAATGACTGATCGAATACATATAAACGCCTTCGGTCATGACAGCCGTCCCATCTGGCCGTAATTCGCCTGGCCCGAGCAGCTCGCCCACTCGTTGGAGTGGCACCCAGGCAGCCTGGCGCGGCCGGCTGCAGGCATCGGCGGCGGCGGGGGCTGACGGATAGCCTTGGCCAATTGCATCATCACGGGCGCTGCCGCGGGGCGCATGGGAGCGCGCAGCATGGGGCCCGCCTTGGTGGCGCCGGAGCCCCCGGTGGTGGAAACCCTAAGCGCGGATGTCGTGCTCGCGAAAGACTGCGACCGGGCGGGCTGACAGGAGCGGAACGCCATTGAAACCTCACTAAGTAAAGCCCCTGGGGAAAAGTCTGGGAGGTTGAGGACGTCAAGTTTCCCCAGGGGTCTGCCGATCAAGCCTGAACTAGTGCTACGGACACTGGAAGCAGGGCGGGACGGCAAGCGCGATCGGCGGGTTAGCGCCGCAACGCGAAACGCAGATAACCTTGATCATTTCGAATCACCTTTCTTCGGTTGTGGGGCCGGCGGGGACGCCACCGGCTCGTTTCCAAGCCGGTTGTAGGCTTGAACTTCAGGCTCGGTCATCAACCGCGCCCAGTTTCTCTTGATCAGATAGTCCGCAGTTTGGGACGGAAGCACGGTACTCATGCTGTCCTTTTCCCACTCCACCCGCTGCGTGTCGCCGAAATCATACATGACGTAGTCGAACCAGCGCGAATCCACGGTCTCGCCGCTCTTGTGCAGCATCACCACACCGACCTCGCCTTTGGTGGTCAGAGGACGCTTATCGATGATAATCAGCTGATCCATGGCAAGATCCCGCCTAATCTTCGGGAAATTCGGGTAATCCAGGGAAGATCAGGGCAAATCTTGCGTTTTAAGGTAACTTTCGCCTTGGGATCATCAGGCCGATCGACCTCCTGCATCACCCGCACATAGCCATCAATGTCGGCCGTGAACGAAATCTGCTTCTCGCGCGCGCTATCGGTCAACCGCATCGACATCGGCGACAGCAATATCGGCGTCGGCAATTCGGCCAATTCGGTGACGTTGGGCACGTAAGGCGAAAACGCCGGCGCGTCGCCGTTCTTGGCGAAGACGTAGAGCCGTCCCAACCGGGACGGCTCCTCTATTTTACCCAAGACGAACACTTCGTCGCCTGGGCTCACTCGGATCGCTCGGGAAGCCGAAACTCTCACTTCGGTCCTGACAGCGTGGCGACGACATAAGCGTTGGCAGTGTCGCCGGACACTCCGATGATCTGAACATAGGCATCGGGACGGCAGGGGATGGTGGCTTTACACACATTCCCTTTGATGGTGCCGGCAGGCAGCGTGATCCTGGATTCCGCGACCGAAGTCGGTTCATCGCAGCGCGGCACGGTCGGCACCGGGTAGAACGGTCCGGCGATGCAGGGATCCGCCACGTCAGGCGGGGCCGCCTGCACTTCGAACACGGTATCCGTGCCGATGTCGTTCACAACCTCGAACGTGAAGCTGAAATTGACGTGGTGACGGATGTCGATCGGACGGGCCGCTGAGCCGGTCCAAGCCAGCACGCCCTCGTGCTGAGTAGCAGTATTGAGGTTCATGATAGTCTCCTAGGGATGAAAATGTGGAGAACGAATCAGGGCTTCCTGATTTGTTCCTACGGTCCGACGCGCAAAACGGTAACGGCGGGGCAGCAGCCGACAAAGCCGCCGTCCTCTGCTCCGAACACGTACTGGACGCACCAGGCGGTCGAGCCACCCTCCCACTGCTCCATCCAGAGACCACGCTTGTTGACAGCGTAGTAAGCGGTCTTCCAGTTGCCGACCGCGAGGATGAACTCACCGGTGATGAACGGCTTGGTGTCGCCATCAAGGGTCAGGTTGTGGGTCGGATCCGGCAGGCAGTTCGAGATGCGGATCCCGCTGACCGTGTAGGACAGCTGGCCGTCGCCGAACAGGAAGCGACCGGTGTTGTCGACCTGCGCCATCAGGTGCGCCAGCATGTTCTGGTGCATGATGGTCGTGGTCGGGCCGTACTCCATCGGCGTAGATGCAATAACCAGCCGGACTTCGCGGTGGTCGACCTTGGTGCCGCCGGTCACGCGCTGCGTGAAGCAGTTCGAGGTCGACCAGCCTTCCGGCTCGTTGACGCCGTCGCCGATCATCAGCGCGCGGTTGCGGTTGATGCGGTAGGAACGCTGCACGGCCTGGTTCATAAAGGCGAGCAGGTCGTAATTAGCCTCGGCGAGGGTCTTGCGGTGAAGGCAGAACACGCCGCGGTAGTCGAAGGTCTGGCCGTTCTTGAAGATGATGTTGCCTTCGGGGCCGTACTCGGCGTCGCACTTGGCATCGCAATCATACTTGCCGATCAGGCCGTAATCGATGACCTGCGGGTACATGAACTGCGACTTCGACACCGATACCGATGCGTAGAGATCAAGAAGTTCGGCACACTCGACGATACAGTTAAGTTCGATGCCGAGCATTTCCGGCGAGAACATCGCTGAATCCAGCGATGAGGCTTCGAACGCCTTGCGCTCGAACTCGTCGAAGGAAGCAACGACCTTGCGCTTGGCCTCGAGACCAACCCGCTTGACCAGCTTGCGTACCGCCGAGCGGTAGTGCTGCGGATTGACGAGGTTCTCCATGTCAGGCTTGAACTCGTCGGGGTCGCCGCCTTTGTAGACGTAGGCGCGCTTCTGCAACTCGATTGCCGCCTTGGTGTCGCTTTCAACCAGATCGCTGCCGCCTTTGAGGAACGGCGAGTCGATTTCCTTGCGGACCTGATCGAGACCCTGCTCGTATGCCTGCAGGCGGGTCTTCATCTCAGCGTAATCGGCAACGTGCTTGAGCACGTCGGCGCGGATCGAGTCGGTATCGCCCTTAACACCGGTGAAGTGGGTGTTGAGGTCGGTGTACTGCTGATCGAGATCCTTGCGGTGCTTCTCGATCGCGGTGTTGATGCTCACCAACTCGGCGTGCAGTGGCGCCAGCATGGCGTCGGCCTGTGCCTTATCGGCGGGCGCCTCTTTCGTAATGAAAGAGCCCTTCTGGTAGATGGTCATGAGATTATCCTTATGCGGATGTGAGGGTTTGAATTCGGGCTAACGCAACGCGCGGTTGGCGCGGGACGCCAGGTCCGTACAGGCTTTCAAAAGCTGAACATCCAAAGGATGAGCGGCGGGTTTGACAATTGTCTCGGCCGAAGGCTCTGACTTGTCGACGAGCAAGTACTGGTTGGCTCGCAAGAACTTGACGAGCTTATGCACTTCGCTCCTACTCCGGCAGAACTCGGCTGCAAGAGCCTTTTCGAGTTCTGACAGTGTCTCGTGTGATTTGACGAAATCCATGGTGGCGTCAGGCTGGGCCGGGAAGGTGACGACGCTGACCTCGATCAGGTTGCCCTGCTTGATGATGAGATACTCGCCATCTTTCGACTTCTTCTCCTCGACGAACTCGAAATCTTCGAGCTCAAAGCCGACCGAAAAGTTCAATCCGCCAATCTGTTTGCTGACCTCGTAGAGATCCTGGGCGTAGCTGACGTTGGAGAAAAACTGTGCCTCGATCTTGAGGGCGTCGCCGACCGTTTCGAGCTTCTTGATGTTGCCGACCGGGCGATCGGATTTGTGGTGGTCGAGCAGCTTGATGCCGTCCTTGCCGTTAAGGCCCTTGCGCTGGATCGACTTGTCGAAGGCGCCCTTAAGCACCTTGTGACCCATCAGGTCAGTCGACGGCGTCGACGCCGTGCCCTTGATGTAGCCGTCCTCCAACACCTCGGCGGCCGTCAGCGCGCTGTCGAACTCAAGCTCGATCCGCTGGCCCTTCACTGGCTGTGGCGCGGTCATGGCACGATCCTCATGATTAACTCCTTCTTCGCGGGGTCAGCTGCGGTCGGCGGCTTGTCCGCCTCGGGCGGCGCGGTATCGCCGGCGCCGTCGATCGGCGCGCCGTCGGCCGAGATCGCGGTGCCCGACGACAGCATGATCTGCGGAATGTTCGGATCCGGCTTGAAGCCCAGGATCTCGCGCTTCTCGTCGGTGGTGAGGAAGTTGACGCGGGACAGTGTCTCGCCCAGTTTGGCGCGGCCTTCCCACATCGCCGGAATAGAATCAAAATCGAAGCTGATCTTGGCGCCAGGCGGACAAATCGCCTGTGTCATGCCGGCGGAAATTGGGGCCAAGTAGCAAGGCGCGATGGTATCCTGCCAGAACGAAAGCCGGCTCTCGTTATAATTGCTGGCGTATTTGGCGCTGTCTGCAGACCCCAACCCCAACAAGGCGATTGGCACGCCAAACACGCCAGCAATCTGTCGCGTCATGTCATCGAGAGGAAGCTTGGAATGAATATCCTGGAGGTCGTTGTCCAGCTTGTGGATCACCAGACTCGTATTGTAGAGGAAAAGGACCGAGCCCGAGTAATCCTCGCCGGGTGTCGACTCTTCCAGATGCTTTCCAAGCATTTCCTTCTGCTGCCGGGTGAGCGTCTTCTCGGCGGTGATAACGTATTTCACATTTGGATGGCCCGAAGCCGTGTCGAGCGCGCGCTGCATCAGCGCGTTGATGATCGCGACAGGCTTGGCAATACTCTCGATCGCAGCCGGCGCTTTATTGTACTCAACGAGCCCGCTGAGAGATGGGAGTGAGATCTCGGCGGCGTAAGCTTCCCGTGGGCGCGCGTTGCGCCGGGTTGGCAGCACCACCTTGCTCTCGGGGTTGGTGCCGTACTCGTAGGCTTCGACGGTGCCGCGCGAATTGAGGATGCCTTTGGTGTATTTGGCAGCTAGCGGATAGAGCCCGTTCGGCGTGCTGGTGCCGTCGGATTTGACGCCGACCTTGAAGTGGGCGCGGCCGTGCAGCATCAGGTTCAGCGCAATCCAATACTGGAACTGCTGACTGGTGAAGCTGTCGTTGGGGCTCTTCAAGAGATCGTTGATCGGGTTGATCTTGCCGGGAGGTGCGCGATCGGTGGTGTTGCGCAGGTCAGGATCCGGCTCGCAATACCAGGGCACTAGCTGGACGCTGGAAGCCACGAAGTTGGTGATGCGGTAGAGCTGCGGGTTGGATCGCTGCGCGGCCTCGGCGGTGATGGTCGCGTTGCTGGAGATGACGCGAACCGCCTGGCCGTCCATGTAATAGATCGGCGAGGCCGGTTCATCTGAAGGTGGACGTTCTGGAGCTTTCTTCTGGAACAGCTCCATCAGTTTCATCAGTGCAGCGTCCTCGGCTTCTCGAAGATGTGCCGGCCGCTGCATAGCGGACAGACCAGCCAGCCATTGGCCTGGCGGCATTCATTGACGTGACCGGTCCAGAGGCAGTCGTCGCAATACACTGGCTGAACCAGCGCGCGCTCGATGCGGCGGATCTCGGCGTCAGTGATCATACCTGGCGCCTTGCGACTTGCTGGGTGGCCGCGCGCTGCGCCTGCAGGCGGGCAGACTGCACCACCTGCTGAGTCGGCGCGTGCGAGATCGGCTGGGCGCGCGATTGCTGCGCACGCTGGATGGTCGGCGCGTGCGTACGCGATACCATTGAGGACGACGAACGCATCGCCTTACCACCGCAATTGCAACCCATTGGAAGCTCCTACCAGGATTTGAAAAGTCGCATGACGCCGCCGTAGGGATCCTCGCTGGCGTCGGCGCCTTCGATCGAGAGGTCTTCTACCGCGTAGCGGACGGCGTCCCAACCGTGATTGTTCGAGTCGACCGGCGCCGACAGGATCTGCCCGGTCAGTCGATCGGTTTGCCACGAATAAAGCCGAGCTTCCTCGCGTAGATGCTCACAAGATGGATCGATGACAAGATCATAAGACTGCAGGAAGTTGATGCCGGACTTGATTGAGCCGGGGCCCTTGATGGCGCCGTGGATGTTGAGCCCGCGGCGTCGGAGGAATTCGATGGTGCCGGGCTGGGAAGAGTCCGCCTTGATCAGCTCCCGGCTACTGATGCCCACGACTGAGTAGACGAGCCCTGGAAGATCGTCCATTGCGACACGCCCGCAAGCCTCATCGGCAATGTAAATTTGTTTCTTTTCGTCGTTAACGTAGAGTTTGACAACGAAACTCGGGTCGGATCCAAATCCGAAATCCATGCCGTATCGGGCTGGAGTTTTGTCGGGGTCGATATCGATCTTCCCGATGCGGACACCGGGAAACACCTTCGATTCATGGCGGAGGTCATAGGCGCCTTCCCATACATGTTTGAAACGGTCGGGGTTGCCGCGACGCAGCACTTCCATTTCGTCACCCATCTCGGTGTCGCGGAAGAACGGGTTGTCGCGGTAGTTTACTTCGGTGACGATCGAGTTCGGCGGCGCTTCATGGTGCCGGAAGTAGGCGTCGACGGGATCGGTAGGCTGCTCGGGGTTCCAGGTCCAGATCATCTCTGAACCTTTTTTACGAACCGTCGGCAGCAGCACTTCCATGCTCTTCAGGTTGATCGTTCTTGCCTCTTCGATCCAGACCTTGTCGGCGCCTTCCAGCGAGCGAATTGATTCAATGTTGCGCTCGAGGCCCATGAACAGGAAGATCGAACCGGTGCCGTTGTGCGCCAGCGTTCGATCGGTGATAGTGAACTGATTGTGGAGATTTAGATCGTTAATCCGCTTTTCCAGCAGTTCTTTCGAGGAATCCCGGATCGAATTCTGAAATTGCCGGCAGCAAACAATACGTTTCCTGGACTTGCCGGCCTCAATCAAGAGCCACGTCGCCACTGACCAGCTCTTGCCGGAGCCGCGGCCGCCGTAGAGCGCCTTGTGTCGCGCGGGGCGGAACAGCGTCTCAGTAAACTTCTTGCCGAAGAACACATCCATGCCGCGCCCTTCGGGCGGCATCGGCGGGTATTCGGCCGCCGGCGGGAAGGGAAGAATGTTGTCTTCGTCGCTCATCGCATCAACCAAACGATGATTGCGATGATCAGATAAAACGGCAGCACCATCAGGAGACCGTTCAACGTGCCGCGAAACACAAGATGACCGTCATAATCGCCAGCGCGAGACCGAGAGCTAAACCGCATGTGACACCTCGGAAGAACAGGCAGCAGGGGCAATCGGTCCAAAGATACGCTGCGGTTTTCGACGTCCAGTGTTCCGGCGTCTGGCACCACGCCGGCAAATACTTGTGGCTGAACCACGCCATCGTATTGGAAAGACTGTTGTCTTCCCACTGCACCTGGCTGTCGGGATCAGGATCGCCGAACGGTATGTCGCCCGGCCGGAATTTCATGGGTCCAACTTTCTTGATTTCTCTTTACAGTAGATATGACTTATACTAGACCAGCGAAATCAAATTTCTTGAACAAGGAATCGAGCTATGACCGACAACGAATTCACGGGCTGTCCGCATTGCAAGCGACGCGGCTGCCTGAAGTGCCAGGGCTACGGCTGGGTGCGTAATCGGGAGTTTTCCGAAGCCCCGAGATACGCAGCGCCCGTGGTCGTGGCGCCGCAGCCGGCCTTTCATCCGCATCACGTTGTGCCTTACCCTTACAGGCTTGACCATAATTGGACGCCGGTGTTCATCCTACTCGGCCTCGGCATCGTCGTTTCGTGGCTGTTCCTGGTTATCGCAGCGTTTGTGGCGATCATGCGCGGCCTGGTCTGGCTCTGCTTCCGCTTCCCGCTGACGATGTTCTTCCTGACGGTGTTCACGAGCACGCTGGCCGGAGGCCGTGGGCCGCGGCGGCGCTGGTAGGCATTGCTGCACTGCACAAGACGGAATCCCCGGGAAAAATTTCCGGGGATTTTGCTTTGTGCGGGACGCTCATCTGAGTGGCAGGTTCGTAGAGTAACGGAATACCGGCCTACTTTTTCTAAAAACTCGGAGAGAGCACCCCAACCCCGAACGAAACGAGAACAGATGTAACGACCCCTCCCCCCTACTACCCATAACCCCTTGATATCGTTACATAAAATTGGCTTCGTTCTGCCAAAGCTTGATTCGTTCTGGCTCGAGCGTTCGATTCAATCCTGGTTTGATTTGGGGACTGATTTGGGGACTGGCTCGAGGTCGATCGTTGTTAGCTTGATATGACGGCGGATCAATCCTCCGCCGAACCGGTTAGTTCCAATACCTCATGCTTAGTAAACATGGGGTATTGAAAGCTAAGCTATTGATTTGATTACAATTGAAACTTGAATCGCTTTGCCTGGGAAGCATATGGGAAGCTAATCGGCCGATCGATCGGCGCCACCTGGTCGACGGCGCGCGCTCAAATCAAAAAGTAATTTTTTCTTTTTCAAAATTGAAATTCAAAAGAGGCTTGGACACCTGCAGGTGTATCAGCTGCGATTCCGCATTAGACGGCCGCCAGGTGCCGCTTGCGATTCCGCGGGCACAATCTGGCCTGGCGTACGACGGCGCGCCGTACGGCGCGCGCTATCAATCCTGGCCAGGTGATTCCGTTTGTTGCTCGAGCGGTTCATTCTCGAGCGTTGCGGGCGCCGATTGCGCCTTGATGCGCGCAATATCCTCAGGTGCCAAATAGGACTCGGACGGAATGCTGACGATATTCACGGCGCCGATAAAATTACCGCCACTCGTTTGCAGCGTCAGCGGCAAAACCTTGCCTAGCAGGCCAGCGAAAACTTTGGGATGCCTGGATGCCAGATAGAAGCAATAGCCCTCGAGGCCATTGGTCCCTATTCCGTCCTCGCCGTGACGTTCTGCAGCGTCCATAATCCCCTTTTTTAGGTCGCGCGCGATTTTATTCGGGCCTTTCGGCTTGCGTTCGAGGGGAATCACTCGCCTTGAGTCGTGGCCAGGCAAAAACGTTCCAGGTTTGCGCGGCGTTTCGCCTTGTGTATCCACTATGGCACCATTAAATTTTGTGGAACCGGAACCCGGAACCTTGGCGTTGTTAAACGCAAAAAAGCCCCTGAAAACAGGGGCTTGTGTCGCAATTCTAACCAGACCGATTAACCGGAACTTAAGCGAAACCGGCCACCTGTCAAGATGGCCGGTTGGCCTGGCGCCATTTTATGGCCCGACTCCGCCATATTCCTCATCGCCATATTTTTGCTCGTGCGCAATATTGAGTCGCGCGCGCGAAACCAGCGTTTCCCAATCGAGACCATGCGCGTTGCAATAATGGCCTAGGTTGCAAAGTAAATCAGCCACCATATCATCGCGTTCCGCTTCAATGTCACCGCCGGTTAAATTCGCGAAAAATTCGACCGCTTGGCCAGCTGTATCACCACGCCACTCGTTCCATTTGCTCTTAACGTTCATTTTTCCGATTCCTTGTTTGCTCGTTTCGATAGCCATAAGATAAAGCAATTCTTGCCTTTTGCAAGTGCCAGGCAAGAAAAAAAGCGCCCTAGGGCGCTTTTTGTTTTTAACATCCTGGCGCTATCGGTTGTCAGCTGCAGAGCAAAAATCAGCCCTCAATTGATCTAGCGCCGAGTCGGTTCCATTGGTCGCGCGCGCCGAAGCGGTTACCAGTTTTTCGACCAAATCATAGGCTCGAGCGTTTGAGCGGGAGAGTCGCGCGCGCGCTGTTCTGTTTTCCGCTCTTTCATCCCAATGCAGGCAATAGTCCTTTTCGACGGCGGCTTGCACCTGGTTATTCTGCGCATAGTAAGCAATCACTGATTTGCGCAATGGTGAGATATCAGCGTTAGCGCCGGTCGATGAAAACGCAACGAATGAAGCAAAAGCGATTGAAGCAAGCTTAGGCATGATTTTGATTCCTTGTTTGTGTGTGAGTTGATTAACCAATGAACGCACGAAGCAATTCGGCGCCGCGTTCTGCACCACCTGACTCGACGACAATGCGATATTGAAGTTTTTCGATCAAACGCAGAGTCCTCGGG